GTTCGGTGGAGGCGTGGCTTGAATCAATCGAATGACCGAACTCAACGAAGCCCAGCAACAAGCGTACTATCTACTCCACCACAGCCCAGCCAAGGAAGTTCACATGGTTACGGGCGTTGGAGTAGGTAAGACCTTCATGCTCGGCATGGCTTCGATACCATTCCTATCTGTACCGAATAGCCGAGGTCTTATTTGTGCCCCAACCGTACCGATGATGAAGACAGCCACGCTACCCGGAATCGAATCGGCTTGGCAAAGGGCAGGACTTCAACCGGAACGAGATTATATCGTTAACAGGCAGATGAAAGGCGTTAAACCTTATTCCCGTATCGGTTCGGAGAATGTTATTACTTTCCGTTGGGGGTCTTATGCGGTACTAACTTCACTCGAAAATTACAACACCGTAAACGGGTCGGAGTGGGATTGGATTGTTGTGGACGAAACAAGGGATGTGCGGAACTTTGAATTTGCACTCGGTAAATTACGAGCAAGGATGAGAGGGCAGACTTTCAAAGGGTTGAATCTTACCCACAAAATCCTAACCGCCACCACTCCGCCCGATAATGTAAAATATTACCTTGAATTAAAAGAAGCCAGTCAGGTTGAATCAAATCGAATTGCAATAGTTCAAGCCGAATCGTATGTCAATCAGCACAACTTACCACCGGGCTATATCGAGCAATTAGAAGCCACTCTTGACCCGCAAACATTCAAGAGGGAAGTATTGGCTCACCTTATTACGGCACAATCGTCAATCTACGCTTATTCGTTTACTCGAAGCGTTCATGTCGGCAAAGTTGAAGAAGACCCGAACCTACCCATTTACATTTCATTCGACTTTAATGTGAGCCCAATGACATGCATTTACGCTCAGCACACACCTGACAGAAAGCGAATAAGAATAATCGGAGAGGAACGGATAATAAATTCTGATGTTACCGAATTATGTCAAAGAATCAAAGCAAAGTACCCGAACCAACACAGACTGATATTGACTGGTGACGCATCGGGTCGGAACAGGACAACAATAAGCAAGGGTCTATCCAACTGGAAAATAATCAAAGGCGAATTGGGTGTAAGTGAGGCACAAATACGATTACTTTCCGCTAATCCTTTGAGTGCCGATTATATCGTACTACTCAACAGCATGCTATCCAAGCATGGTAATATCATGATTGATTCGGGTTGCAAGTACCTAATTCAAGACATGGAACTTATGCAACGGGCAGACGATTCGGGGAAGAAAGCACCGGACGCACTAACAGGACACTTATTCGATTGTGCCGAGTATTATCTCTGGACATTCCATCGGCAGTTTTTGGACAGGTTCGCTAAAAAGGGTAACTTTACGGGAATATGAGCAACCTTAAAAACATTTACACCGACGCAAACGGCATCGAATGGCGTTCATTCGAAACATGGGGAGATATTCCAGCCAATCGTGTTATTCCTGCTGACCTTGCCGTTCGTAGGGCTTCGATGGGATTGAATCCAGAACGATTAGTTCAGGCGTTTGAAGAAATTAAACAAGACTTAAACGCTGGTAAAATAGTCGATGGATTTGCCAAGTTTGACCAACTTCAAAAGCGAATCAATGACATTCCAGACGAATCATTACTGCAAGATTTAGCCTGTGTTTTTGTCATTCATCCAGACGAAGAACCGCTCGATTTCGACCCGAAAATGCAACGAAAAAAAATCGAATTATGGAAGCAGGACGAAGAAGCAAGGTTTTTTTTTATTCAGTTGGCAGTGCGTTATACAATGGACTTATCGGACATCTCCGACGCTTATATCCGTATGCATATCCTTCAAAGGAGTTTGATGGAGTCGAGCGACCCAAGCAAGAGTATCTTTCCCTTAGCCGAAACTGGGCTGATGAGTTCTCAACCTGCGTAACTGAGGTGAACTTATTACATCGCATGGCTTGCAACGGGTCGATAACTGAAATTAAAATGCTTGAACGAATGCCAATTGAAGAGTACGCCTCTACAATAAACGCATGGAAATACGAGTTACATTTAAAACAAAAAAGCGTTAAGGTATGATGGTACTAATATTTTTAATCGGAGTAATTTGCGGAATAGCACTAACAGCATTCACTTATGGCGAGCATAAATAGGCAATACAGACGAGGCTTGATTCGTGCCGTTATTGACGATACTGGAAAGGTAATCGGTCATGTAAAAAAGACGAATCGGGGCAAGTGGGTTGATGTGAAATTGCCATAATTTTCTTACCTTTGTCTTGTCCTCCCCGGACTTAGGCTGACCAAGCCATATTGGGTTAAATTATTAAAAACCGATGGCTCAAAATATAGTATTCCGAGTAGTTGCCGATACCCAGCCAGCAGTGGATGGGATGAATAAATTGGACAACGCAACCAAAAAAGCAAGTAAGGATGTATCTGGTCTTGATGATGCACTTGGTAAAATCGGTGGCATGGTTGCTGGTGCTTTTGCAGTTGAAAGATTAATTGCATTCGGAAAGGAAGTGTTGAATGTTACGAAGCAATTTGAATCTATTCAGATACGACTTAATTCAATTGCAGGCGGTGCAATTGAGGGTCAAAAAGCCATGGATGACCTGCGAATATTGGCGAATAAATTAGGACTTGAATTTAAAGGGTTAGCAAACGAATATGTGAATTTCGTAGGTGCTGCGAAAGCATCGGGAATGGAGGTAAGTAAAGCCGATAAGATATTCAAGTCAATGTCTGTTGCAATTGCTGGTTCAGGTGCGAGTGCGGAAAGTGCTGGTCGTGCCATGACTGCATTGACCCAAATGATTGGGAAAGGAAAAATCTCAGCCGAGGAATTGCGTGGGCAATTAGGAGAGGCACTTCCTTCGGCTATGGGAATCATGGCTAAATCATTAGGAGTTACCACACAACAACTCGATAAGATGATGGCGAATGGAGAATTACTGGCATCGGAAGTTCTCCCCAAGTTCGCAACCGAAATGGAGAAGGCGTTTGGAGGCGATGCGGAAAAGTTATCAGAGGGGCTTCAAGGTAGTTTGAATCGACTTGCAAACGCATGGGATTCACTTATGCTGAATATAGGTAATTCTGCCCCGTTTGATATTGCTATTAACGCCTTTACTGGATTAATTAACGCAGTCGATAGAGGAGTTCAGGTATTAACGAAAGGAACGACTGAGGCTTATCTAAGTGGCAAAAAAACCGAGCAAACTTTACACGCTCAGGCGGTCATAAAAAACATAAATCAAAAACTTGACGAAAAGCAATTAACAATTGACCAGAAAAAAGAGGCTTTAAATAAATTACTCGAAACTGGTCAGAAAAAAGAAAACGAGTTATTATTAGAGAGGGGCAAAGTAAGAGCAGATATAGAAAGAGGCGGTGCAGGTTATGATGCCAAACGCAGGCTATTTGATTTATTTGAATTAGTTCAAAAGCAACAAGTCTATAACGAAGCGGTCAAGTCGGAAATAAAAGTATTGCAGGATGAGGGTGCGGAAAAAGCAAAAACAACAACCTTGACCGATGCTCAAATTAAATCACTCGAAAAGGAACGCAAAGAGCGTGAGAAGTTGCAAGCGTTACGAGCCAAAGAAGAAGGCATTCAACCCGGTGCTGAGCAGAATGTTCCCGAGTTAAATAAACAAGCATATCTTGAAATATTCTTTAAATGGCAGGACAATGCGTACGAACGAAATTTAAAGAAAAGACTATCCGATATTGATGAATTAGAGGAAGCGTCAAACTATTATCATTCCGAGCAAATGAAGTTGTTCAATGGAGAGTTAGGGGCATTGGATATGAAGCATCGGTTGGGCAAAATCAAAGAAGACGAATATTTAAAAGAACTACTTAAACTACGCAAAAAATACGGTGTTGATGTTGCAGATGCTGAGGAAAAGATAACTTTATCCGATTTTGAAAAAAAGCAAACACGCAAAGCCTATGCACATCAAATGGCAGGCGAAACAGCATCAGCCGTAACTAATACTATATTATCATACAAGCAAAAGGAGATTGATGGCGAGAAGGAAATGGTGGAGAACCAACGCCAACAAGGTTTGATTAGTCAAGAGCAATACGACCAACAGATAAGAGCGATTAAACGGAAAGAAGCCGTTGCGGATAGGATTGCAGCCATTGCTCAGATTGCAATCAACACAGCCATTGCAATCACTAACCCAACCAACGCAGCCACAGTAGGTGCACTCACACCGTTATACCTTGCAAACGCTGCGATTCAAACCGGTATCGTACTTGCTCAACCTTTGCCATACAACAAAGGAACGAAGCGAGTACCAATGATGCGAGGTGCAGTTAGAGGGCGTGATTCCGTTCACGCTATCTTGACACCAGACGAGCGTGTTGTACCTGCTGACATCAACACACAGCCCGGTTATTCTGCTTTATTGGATTTGGCTCAGGATAAAAAGATAAGCGAC